TTTGTCTAGGATAGCGTGTATAGTCTCCTTCTTCAGGATGTTCTGTCTCTCATGGGTTTTAGAGTGCTTTTGAGTTCCTGTGGGGTCTACAACTTTGGTAGTCTTAACCTTAATCTGAGAGTCTGAAGGGGTACTCATTAGTCCCTTTGGCTCTGGAAGATTAACTGTTTCCTTTAGTTCCTTTGTCTCATGAGTTTTACTCTTTAGTTCCTTTCCAGTTTCTACTTTAGGATCTTTATAATCTTTATCTGTTACAGGATCTAAGTCCTCTGTTTGTTCCAAAGAGTCTAAAGCTTCCAAAAGAGAGTCCACTTCTTCACTGAAGTCTTCTTCTTCTTCTTTAAACTCTAAACCATTCTCTTCAATAAACTGAGCTATCTCTTCTGGAGAAGCACCGGGGTTCTCTGCCTTATAAGCTTTTTCAAGCATAGAGTTATAGAGTTTGATTATCTTTTCTTTAATCTTCTCTAGCTCTAAATCAAAGGTAGTGTCGTTAAATATGTTTGCCATGATTCTCGTGTAACCTTGCCCATTTGTCATATGCTCCGGGGAATCCGGGATCTGTACCATCTAGAGCTACTGTGGGGTTAGAGACTATAAAGTTAGCTACTCCACCACAACTCTTACAGATTTTAGGTTCCTGTCTTTTTGATATGGTTGACATGTAGTCACTAATATCACAACATTTCACACATTCATATTCGTAAAGTGGCATAAAGATCCTTTAATTAGTTAAATAGAACCCCCTAATTGCTTAGGGGGCTGTGGTTTAACTAACTACTATCAAGCCTCAGGGACAACGAAGGCAACTCCAGCATCATTACGTAGTTCACCTACGCCATAGATAGTATCACTGGTGAAGAGATCACCAAGATACTCCTGCTTGTATTGAGTCTGTGAACGAACACTCATCTGCTCTGCAAGTGCAAGAGCATCCTTGTGGATGAGCATACCTACACGATCACTACCAGCAGTAGTTGGGCAGTTAGATGAGACATACACGTCTATACCATAGATCATACCAATCTTACCAGTCTTAATTGCATCACCAGAACCAATCATAGCCTGTTCAGTGAAGCGGCTGATTCCAAGCATATCATTAGCTGCAATAGGTGGAACAATTAGTGCACGATTGTCCATAGGGACATCATCATTATCAAGAGTCAGGATCATCTTACGAAGACCAACGTCAAGGATGTCTGTTGCATTTGGAGAATCTCCAGTAAATGCAGTAGTACCATCACCACCAATTACAGCGTTCTCGTATGCACTAGCACCTGAACCACCTACAGTACCGCCTTGGAGTCCCTCAGCAAGAGCAAACAGATCAGTATCAACCTGCTTTGCCAGTGCATAACCAGCATCCTCAGTGTAGAATCTACGGAGAGACTGAAGAGCCTGTACTTCAGTAATGTCCTCAATCAGTACAGAGTATTCATAGTGCTTGTCAATAGACAAGTTAGTAACACTGTGTACATCATCCTGAGTAGTTACTGTAGAGTTAGCACTCTTAGCACTTGCAGATCCACGGGTTGGAGTAGGAATGTGAATTGTATCACCTTTCTTACCCTTATGATTAATTGTTGTTACAGTATTTGCTACTACAAGATTAGACTTATAAGATGCAATTACCTCATCTGACCACAACTCTGGAATAAAATTCGCAGCAGAAGTAGTTGTTACATTATCGCTACCATATGCCATAATAAATTTCCTTTTTAGTTAAATTAAGAAGGTCGTAGCGGAGCTACTCCCTATTATTTGACCCTTCCTTGAGCATAAGCTTCTAGGATTTCATCCTGTAGAGACTCATACCTTCGTGGGTCAGTCTGTTTCAAACGTATTAGATCAGCCCTACGGTATATTTTCTTACCTGCGGTTGATTCTCCAGAAGCCTTAGATACTCCTTTGCCTGACTTGAGTGCTGATTTCCTCTGTGTCTCTTTCTCTGCCTCAACCTCTTGGGTCTTTTGAATCATTTGACGTTCTTTCCAGTTAGTCAAAAGCTCATTGGCAGAGTCAAAATCATAAGAGTCAGCGTTCATATATAGCTGCTGGCGTATCTTACTTCCTTGAACCCACTCTTGAAATCCAGAGTCTTGTACAACTTCTTGGAAATCAGGGTGTGTTTGCTGGAGTTGCTGTGCAGTCATAGCCGCTTGTTGCTGCTGTGTTGTCTGCTGCATCTCCTTGAACCTAGGATCACTGTTGATGATTTTCCTTACTGCCGCTTCAGGATCATCAAAGAAATCTACTTCATTATCTGTAGGTTCTTCAGGTTTAGATTGCGGTTGACTTATCTGCTGTTGAAGGAAAGAGTCTGTTAGTTTTCTCAGCTCTCCAATCTCTTGTCCCTTACGACCTAGTTCTTTCTCTAGGTTCTCATAAGCACTTGCGATCTCGGTTGCTGATTTACCTTGAAACTTATTTGGAAGTTCTACTTCAGGCTCGCTAGGAGTTTCTATTTCTTCCTCTTGAGTTACATCAGCTATTACTTCTTCATTCTCTTCTACTACAGGGTCTACTACTACACTCATATTACTTCTCCTTTCCGTCCTAACAGGATTGTGGAAATTAATTAAAATTAGTTAGAGCTAGTCTTCTTCTAGTTGTTCTAACGCATATTTGGTAGACTCTTCAAGATTAGTAATCATGTTGAGTATACCTAGTTGCCCTCTCCTTTCAAAAAGGGTCTTTTCATTATCAATATCATAAATCTTCTCTAAGGAAGTAGCTAGTTCAGTTAGCTCCTCTTGGAGACTAAGCCAGCTATCTAGTTGGAAAAGATTTAATCTATCTTCTAATATTTCTCTATCTGTCATTATCGCTGTTAAGCAGCTTAAACTGCGTTACCCATACGAGCTTTAGCTAGATTGAGTATTGTCTCTGACTGGAGATGTTCTATCTCTGGAACATTTCTTATAGTCTCTGATTTAAGGTTCTCAACCTTAGCCATCTTCTCTGCAAGTTCCAATTGCTTCTTAGCAAGAGACTCTTGAGATACCTTGTCTCCTGCATCCACCATAAGCTTTTGAGCTTGGGCTTGTAGTTTACCAATCTCGGCTTTAAGTTCTTCATTCTCCAACATACCCTTCTCAAGTTCAATCTGTTGTGCCTGTTGAGCTTGTGGGTTAGGTTGCATCATCTGTTGTACTGCTTGTACTAGCTCTCCTCTGTTATTCAGGGAGCTATTCTCAAAGATAGCTGTTAGAATGACATTGAAAGCTGGAGATCCTTGTGGTGTCATGGACAATAACTGGATCATTTGAGTAATCTCAAGCTCCTTGGCCATGATTCCCATAGAGGAATAAGGTACAAACTTATAATCTGTTACTGGGTATCTCTGTGGATCAAACTGAATCTTCCTCCACATGACCTTATTGATCATAGGGATTAGGAAAGAGTCTTGGAAGTTCATCAAGGTACGCTTCTGTCTCTTAATTGAGGCAGCTTGTAGCATTGACATTCCACTAGCAGTAGAGTTTCTAGGATTGGCAAAGTTACTATTTGCACTATCCATAGCTCCAGTACCCATCTGAACCATTCTCTCAAGTTCAGCAGCCTCTGTGAATGTAGATTGATTCAGGGAACCAAAGTTAAGGGGCATGAGGACTGACTTTGGATCACCATTTGTGAGGATTGTCTTACCCGGTCTTATATCAAACTTAGTCCCCCTAGGTAATCTAGTAGCATCTAGACCCATCATAGGGTGAGTAGTTAGTGCCAGTGCATCAATCCTTGCTCTTAGCTCGGCATCCAAAGCTTTCTGAGGGTTGTATCCTTTCTCTGCAATCCCTCTGCCCCAAAACTTATTAGGTACTTTATCGTGCTGGTATGAGATGAAAGGTCTATCCTTCATCATGAAAGGATTCTCTACTGCACGTAGTACCACATTATCATTTGCTATTGTAACTACAGCTTCAACTAAAGAGTCATCTTCATAATCAAACTCTATAATTTCTTTTGATTTAGAGAGGAATTTCTGTGGAACTAATCCCCAGTATTCAACAATTTTGACTTTATCATCTTCATTATTGATAGAGCCTTGCTCTTCATCGAAGCCAAAGTCTGCTTTATCAAAACTACCAATTGGTTTATCTTCATATATTCCCTCTTCAATGCCTTTAGTTATTAGATACCTTGGCTTGACAACCACTTGAGCACACCCTAGAGCCTCATTAATTGTAGTTGCTGTAGGATCTATTACAAATTCTCTAGGTGAAACTGCCTCTACCTTAGTGGCAACGTACGGGATTTCCGTAGTTCCTCTAACTGAGGTTAAGGTTCCTTGTACTGGTTGCTCACTAGGGACAATCTCAGTCTGCTCTTCTACTATAATTTTACCAATAGCAGTACCAAAGATAGCTCCATTAAGCATACACTCTGCTATAGAGCTTTTTACTCCTTCCTTCTCCAAATCTTCCTGAAGGAGTAGTCTTACATATTCTACATCATTGGGGTCTTGATCTAGAATATCATCTTTAATATCAAACCATCTCTCTCTACCAAAGGTAGCCTCTTCTAATTCTGAGACTGTAGCCTCAATAGCCTGTTGAGTTGCTGGGGCAATCAGTCTAGACTTCTCAGATCCTCTAGTCTTATCTTCATCAGCCCATATTCCTCTCCAGAGTCTATAGTATTCATCCCACTTCTGTTGGTAGTTGGTGTTTCTGTGGGTTTCCCATTGCTCAACACGACCTAATACCCACTCTTTCAAGGGGTTCATTGGGTCCATATAGGCTAGTTCTTTGCTCATAAGTTGTTAGTATCCTGCAATTGCATCAAGGGGTTCCCATTCTTCTAAATCTATACTACCTGCATAGTCTGCTACACTTACTTGGTCTATATAGGCTAAAGAATCTAGGAGATCATCATGTGAAAGAGGACTTGGGAAGTCCATCATCTGTGCTATGAAATGACTATTCCAATCAGCTTTCCTTAGTTTAATCTTTCCATGTTCTAATCTACCTTGGAGTGACCAAGTGATTCTATCTGTCTTCTTTTTACCACCATGAGTCACATCTGTTATATTGACCCATCTACCTTTAGACCTCATCTCATCTTCTAAGTAAGGCATTATAGCATTCTTCAAGGCCCCAGCTTCAATGCCTACTGTATTTGCCTCAGAGTCTATAGCAGCATTGAGGATTCTTGTGGCTGTCTCTTTGATATTCCAACGACCATGGTATATATCTTTTACTAGCCATTGATCTCCTACGATCTTAACTACACTAATGGCAGTCTCATCTAGCTTTGAACTCTTTAGACCTCTATCCTTCTGAGCTGCTTCAAATCCTGCTGGATCTACTGCTATAACATAGTGCCCAATTGTACCTTCTTCAAAATCCTTGTCATTTTCAACGTAAGTGACCCATTCCTCTTTAAATATACCGCCACTAAAGGACTCAAAAGTTGCTTCAAACTCCTGTCTGAAGGCTTGAGTTGACATTGTCTTCCTTGCTTGAGAGATCTCAAGAGGATCTAGGAGTGGATTATCTGTGCTGTTATACTGAAAAGCCTCCCAACCTTCATTATCCATAGCCTCTATGTACAACTTATAGAAATGATTCTTCCCTGCTGGTGTTCCTATAAATAGTGCATCACCCTTTACATCAGCTAGTGTAGGTCTAATGATCATTTCCCACACTTCAGGCTTCATAGAGCCATACTCATCAAAGACTACAAAACTCAAACCTACTCCTCGGAGTGTATCTGGTCTATCACTACCCTTTAGGTATATCTTCCTACCGTTTATCAAGGTTAATGTAGCTGTATTCTCATGGGCTGAGGTTATTAAATCTTTACCTAGATCCTTCAATAGACCCCAAATGATATCTTTAGCCTGTTGGAAGGTTGGTGCTATGTAGAAGACATCCTTACTATCAGACTGAAGAGCTTTAATTAGGAGCATCCATGCCGCTAGATATGACTTACCAAACCTTCTACCACAAGCTGCTACTTTAAACCTAGCCTCAGAGTTAAATATCTCCAGTTGAGCATCATGTAGGTTGACCTTAATGTCAGCCATTATGTTGTTGAGACAGCTTGTCTGTCGTCTAGTAGCTCACCCTCAATTACTTGGTGTTCTTTAGCCTCTATAGCCTCTACTTTCTTGACACCCTCTACAATGATATTAATACCACTATCTTCACCTAAGGTGTGACTAATCTCTACTGCTTTAGAGGTAGGGATAATTCTATCCATACACATCTTTAGACAATGCCTATCACCTTCTAAGGCCATTTCTATGACCTTAGTAACAATCTCAGGTCCTTTGGATGACATTAACTCTCTAGAGAGTTTAGTATATTTATTTAGAGAACCTTTAGGTCTTCCTTCAGGATTAAGGGGCTTCATTCCCTTTTTCCAATTAGGATTACCATTGTTTCTTCTACCATCTAATTTTGTTGACATACTATTACCTTTATTTGTCTCTATGGTTATAGAGGATTAAGGATACTTAAGAGTTAATGTACTCTACGAAGTGAATTACAGAATACTATCTTATCATGTTCGTCTACCCCGAAGGGGGCTGACTCACTTATATAGCGATAGTGCTACTCAATTGGTACAGCTTTTAAGTTGAATTAAGTTTCTTTAGAGTGACTGCTTAAAAACTCTTAAGTCTATACTTAATATAATAGCATATTTTTAAGAGTTTGTCAAGTCTTTTCTCTTGTGGTCTATAAGAATCAACATCTTATGGTTTACAAGTATAGCTCTTTAGTGATATTACCCGCAAAGTTCTTTAATGTCAAGAGTTTTCTTTTCTAGTTTAATTAAGTTATAAGATTCTTTAGAGTTCTCAAGAGTCTAAATTCTCTCTCATGTGCTAATGAACTACAGAGCAGAGCGAGCGAGTTCTCTTGGGGCCCCCCCATGCTCTCAAGTGTAAAAAAGAGCACTAGAGAATCAAAAAGGGGATGCTCTCAAGTCTCTCAAGAGTCTCAAGAGTAACTAGAGAGAAAAAGAGAGACTGATTGTGGTATTCTCAAGACTCTCAAGACTCTCAAGAAACTCTCAAGACTAACAAAAACAATGAGTTATCAAGTGTTGACATTTATATTTCATTGTGTTTATAATAATGTCACTGACAACAACACAATGGAGCATATTAGAAATGACTAATGAAACAGTAACAGTACAAGGATATTTTGGTAAGGATAAAGAAATGACCAGAGATGAGTTTGTGGATGTATGGAAGTCTCACACAATGCAACTGCACAATCTCACAATAAATCATGGGCCAGAGATTGACACAATAGTGGAGACTGTAGTACAATGGGCCAATGATGAGTTCAACAGGATGATGGAGAAACAAGCATGAGTAAATATGTATATATAGTACATGGATCAGAGGATGGTAATATTGGAGCATATGGCAGTTTTAAGAAGGCTAGAGAAGTAGCTGTAAAATATGTAGGTGCTACAGAAGAGAATATGGAGATTGATGAAGGTGAATATTTTTCATACTATTATTCTAGCTGGAGTTCATCAACAATAGAGAAGTTTATAGTCAATTAAATCTAATTTACAATAGACTCTTGACAAGTGTTAAGAGTCTATGATAAAGTAGTTTTAAATCAATGGAGACAGAGAGATGAATAGAAAACAACAAATTAGAGTGGCAAGAAAGCAGGTAAAAAATAGAACACCTTATCTAAGAAGAGTACAGACAATAGAGCCAGAGAGTATGTTTATTTATCTAACATTAGAGTGGGAAAAACTATTGATTAGATTGGCTACTGTTGATAATCCTTATGATAGAAAATATTTTGTAAAATAATTTACAATAGACTCTTGACATTCTTAAGAGTCTATGATAAATTAGATTTACAAATCAAATGGAGAAAACAATGCAACATGAGATTAGATGGGTAGATGATATTGGCATGTTTGCCAGTGACAGATCTAGAGAGGATTCTTGTATACATGCTACAGATTATTGTAGAGAGAAATGTTACAATGCAAAGCTTGAGAAAGTCTTTAAATTATCATCAAAAGATGTTAGAAATGATGTTTATTGGAAAGCATTAAATGGTGATATACTCTTAAGCACTCTCAAACGTAGAAAAAAACCTATTGATCGTTTCAGGTTTCAAACAAGAGGCGAAACAATTAAAAATTTTCACGATATTGACAAAATAAAAGATATTTGTATTAAAAACCCACAAACAATATTCTGGATGCCAACTAGAGCATGGAGAGATCCACTATTATTTGCTAGAATTAACAGTGAGTTACAGGATTTGACAAACATTAGAATCCTTGCTAGTATGGATCCCACAAACACTACAGACGAATGGGAAATGGTAAAGAGTAACGGATGGAGCACTATGTTTTTTGGTGATAATGGATTGACTCATACTTTGAATGGTGATAGAGTATTCAAATGCCCCAAAACACATAAGGATTTGAAAGGCCATTGCTCAATCTGTAAAGCAGGATGTTTTAATAGTAAAAAGAGAGTAGATGTACACTTGAAACAACACTAAAGAGGTGATATAATGAAAGCATATAAACTAGTTAGAAAGCTCAAGAGTGGTAGATTGTCTCCACTATTTATCAACAAAACACTTGACTTACAGATGGGACAATGGTACAATTCAGAGTGTCACCCAACAAAAGGGTTTGCCACTAGGCAAGGATGGCATTGTACTCTGAAACCTGAAGCACCTCACCTCTCAGAGAAGAATAGAATATGGGTAGAGGTTGAAGTTGAAGACTATCAGATGTATAATA